CCACCATTTGCAATTGTATATGCCGCAAAAGGTAAGTATTCTGCCATAGCATAATGAATTAACATAGGCTGAATGTAGTCGTTTACTAGATTCAAATAGTCTCCTGCTAGATCATCATCTATTATGTGCTGTGCGATTTTATCGTATAAGTCACTTCCTAGATAGCTTCTAACGTGTATCTCCTGAGCTATCTTTATGAATTGAATGAACTTGTCCGTATCCACGTTCCCACTTAGTGCTGTGTTTTTTACTAAATCGCTTCTCTTTATAAATAGGGCTGTTGGCATTATTCCTCAATTTGTTCTTGTTCAACATCTTCTCTTTTAACACCTGTTTCTTTCTCGATTTCGGAGTCATTCATTGCATTTGTTAAGTCAGTAAATTCTAGTGGCTGTAGTGTCTTGAAGTAGATATCTAGATTGATACCATTAAATTCAAGTATTCTTTCTAGCCCGTCTAGAATAGTAACTTGCATTGGACGAATAACAGTGTTGTCCATGAGTAAAGATGCAGTCTGTAATTCATCGGCATTATTACCCAAACCTGAGTTATCCTTAATACCGACAAGCATTGGTGAGACAATTCTATGGGAAACCATTACCTTCTTCATAGATTCATCTGATAAAAATTGGTACTGCTGATGAGCGTCATTAAGAATGACTGGCTCTATAGTGGCTGCTAACTCTTTAGAATCGTTAAATGCCAAGATGAATTTACCTGCGTTAGAAGAACCAGAGAACTTCTCGTAGATAGCTCTCTCGATTGCGTCTCGCTGCTCTTTGTCAGGAGTACCATTGTTAAAGTTGATGAGCATGCTTGGAGATAATCCGTTCTGGATATTGCTAATATGATAATTAGCTATCTCTTCTTCTAGCTCTGCGTATTGTAACCCTCCCTGATAATCTACTGGAGAGTAGTAATAGAATCCAGCTCTGTAAGGTTGAATGTAAAGTATCTCAATAGCACTATCACTCTGCCCAAAAGCAGCGATTCTCTTAGGAGGGTTATTTCTCTTTACTTCTGTCCAATCAGGAGAGTAGTAATATGCCTTAATATCACCGTCTGTAGTCTTCTCTGCTCTTATTGTTTCTACTGGCATGTGTTCTACACGAGCAATCTTACTTCTGTCTTTGGTGTAGATCACTTGAAGTGCGGCTTGCCCCATCATTTTATAATCGTAGCAAACTTTCTTCATGCAGTCTTTAGAGAAGAGTTCTCTCATTTCGGCATAAGCCTCTGGGTTTGATTCTGCATCCGTAGCATCTAAACCTCTGCCGTAAATCATTTCGGCAATACCATTTATAGCTGCATTATTAGTTGGAGAACCATTGTACCTATCTATTAGATACGAGAAGTAATCATTATCCTCACCATACTCTACCCAATCCTCCTTAGTACTCTCTACTATAGCAGGAGCTGTGTAAGAGGATAGATTAACAACATGAATGCTGTCTTTTGGTTTTACTGTCACCTTATTCGGTGTATGCTTTCTTCTACTCATTATATTATTACAAAGTCGTTATCGTAACTATCCTCTTGGGTGTATTCACCACTATTTACAAAGTATTTATCTAAATCACTTTGATCCGTACAGAATATTAAACCTCTATATATCTCCGTAGAGCCATCTTTTACAGTAAAGCTATATGTAACCCCCTCTTTAAGTGAGAAAGTGCCTGTAAGCACCATATAATCGCCATCTGAAGTCTTTGTGACGGATACTGTAGAAGTCTTTCTAGTAGACTTGTTGGTTAAGGATAATGTAGGAGAACTTGCGTCACTTCTAGCTATTATCTTAATAGACTGATTATCTGTTGAGGTAGTCAGTATTTTCATACTAAAGTAACTAAATAGTGTTTTTTTGTTTTTGCCCAATAAAAAAGGGTAGCCAAATGACTACCCCTTCTTAATCCATTATGAGTGTTCTTATGGAGTTCTAGCTGTTGAAGCAGTAGCAGTTGCACTAGTCATTCCTGCGAATGGATCAGCAGCAGTAGGTGAATCTACAAAGTTAGGTAGAGTAGTTTCGTTACCAGTAAGAGTAAGTGTATACCCTTGCAAGTCTCCCATTGCAGTGCCAGTTACGGCAGTTCCACCAGTAACTTCAGCACCATGCTCTCTTCCAACTAATAGTAATTTACCATCAAAAGTCTCAACAAACAAGTGAGGACGTCCGTATGCCATCAACTTCAATTCTTTGTTGTCTTCTTTAGTCAATTTGTGAAGTGTTACATTCACAACTTGCTCAAAGAATGTCGTACCATTTTCCAAAGATGTTTGGATATTTGTTTCTAAGGACGAATTCCCTTTAACGTCATAAGTGTGATAAGTAAAAGTTCCGCTTAAATCAGTAACTTCATCATCTGTTACAGTAACAGTTCCTAAGTCTCCGAAATCTACGAAGTGAATTTTTCTTATACCACCTACGGCATCCTTACAGGGTTTTGAACGTCCACCAGTTAAGTCACAAGCCATAGTATTTTATTTTATAAAAAAAGGGCAGGTAGTAATCCCACCTACCCTTTCTTATGTTTAACAATCAGTTATTAGTTAGCGGAGTTTGTAATTCCGTAAGTAACGATATCCTCAATGTTTCCGTATTGTACACCAGCAGTAAATCGCATGATGATACGAGCGTTTTGAGAACCATCTAGATCTTGCATGTCAAGAACTTTAACTTCGTTGTGATCAGCTAACAATCCAGTTCCAAAGAACAAGTTAGACTTCTCAGCAGCGACAGCAGTGTTGTCTGCAAGTCCATTAGCTACGAATAACTTCACACCATCAAAAGTTAATGCTCCGTTATTCCACCATTGAGTACCTTGTGCGTTTGTACCAGCAGCTCCTAAACCAGAAGCACCAAATCCACCTAAAGCTCTTACATAGGCTCTAGCGATGTTTTGAGATACATAAACGTACATATCCTCAGCACCATATAATGCAGAAGGAACAGCGTCAACGATTTTTCCAAGCTCAGTGATAACGTTAGAAGATTTCCAAGCTCAGTGATAACGTTAGAAGATGATACTGTAGTTCCAGATACTTCTTGTCCAGAAGGTAGATCTGCATCAGTAGCAATCTTAGTAGTTAACCCATCAAACTCACCATTGTTAGAAGTATCACCTCTCCAGATGTTTTGCTCAGTCTTCTCAGCTACTTTAGCAGCAACATGTCCGATTAAGAAATCAGCGAATTTAGGTGGTACATTGTGGTAAGCAGAGAATCCCATTTGTAGAGCTTCCCAATCGTTAGCGAAATCTTTCTTACAGATTTGCAAGTTTACTTGTTGCTCTTCTGGTTGAAGGATTTTCTCAGTTAAAGTGATAGTTGAAGTAGGATCAAAGTCACAAGTAGCGTCTTTGATAATATCGTTTAGAGATACTTTTTTGATTACTTCTTTAAACTTCACGTTTGGTTTTACAGTGATACCACCATTAGAGATAGTAGCACCTTCTAGCAAGGCAGCAGCGATATAGTCACCAGCAAACTCCCCAGCATAGGTTGTAGTAATTGAAGTAGTAGTTGCCATTTTTTATTTATTTATTTCTTAATTATTAACTTGGATCAGTAACAGTAATTGAACCAGCAGATGTTCCAAAACCTGATACAAACCACTTTGATCCATTACATTCTAGTTCGACAAAATCTCCTAGAGATTCAGCAGAAGCAACAAAGTTGATTTGATCTTCCCCAACAGCAGGAGTACTCCCACCGCTTACTAAGATTGAACCTTCAATGTTATCTCCCTCAGCAGAATCTATAATCCAATTTGTTGTAGCAAAGTTATCTGCTACTACAAACTTGAAGAATAGTCCAGCTTTCAATGCTGGCAAGGTGATAGTAGCACCTGCCGCAGCATCAAGATAGAATACTTTCCCACTGTCAGCCTCTGTTAGAGTCTTAGCAGCAGTGATAGTTTCTGTCTTCTTTACGATTCTTGTTACGTCATTAGACGTACTTCCGATTACAGCCATTTAGTTGTTTTTATTTGTTTCCAATTCGTTGCATTACTCTGTCAAGTGTATTTTGTGGTTTATTGCCACCATAAGTAAACACTTTCTTGTCTTCTGTTTCGGCATCAGGAGTATGCTTGATTGGCTCGGCAGCAGGTTGAGCAGATAGCTTCTCAATCTGAGCAGACATCATCTCTTTTTCCTTCTTATAACCTCCCATTTCTTCATCAACCATTTTCTTGATAGCTTCCATTTCAGCTCTCATTCCTTCCAAAGCAGACTTAAAGTCTTCTTCTTTAACGTAACCCTCCATGAGGTTTACTTCTTCTTCTACAGCCTCCTGTGGCTCTTCTTCCAACTCTACCTCTTCTGTAACTTCTTCTGTTACTTCTTCTGTAGCGTCTTCGGAAAGCTCAGT